CCAGCTTGACGCCGCGGAGCGGCACGCCGCCAGCTTGCCGGTGATTGACCCTGAAACCGCGAAGCGTGACGAGGAAGTGATTGCCAAGTGCGAGGGCAAAAACTTGGCTAGCTTCCCCGTTAGCGTGCGCCACGCATTTCGCGCGGCGATCCGCAGGCAATCGCTCCCCGACCCAACCAGCATTGAAATTACTGAAGAAGATTTTCTACCCGTTGCGGAACAAGCAGATACAGCCGGTTTGGTTGCCCCCCGTCCCCCTTGTGAGGCCGATCAGGTAGAGCAGCTTCGTCAGTGGCTTCTCAGGGACCACGCCAACCAAAAGCGGGACGATGAGGCTCGTCTGGCCCAGGTAAAAGCAGCGCTTTTTGGTGTCGAGACGCCAAAAAAATCAAAAATCTCGCATTTTTCTCAACCACATCGCCAGCAAATGGTTAAGCGCCGCCATCCCATCGGCAATTGGGAGAAAAATCGTTGGCGACAGCGGGCAAAATGACAAAAACGTCCACTTCTGCGCCTTAGAGTGAAGGCATGAAGAAATGCCAGCCACACAACTTCGCCCTTTTCGCCTGTCCCTGAGCGGGACGGGATCGCTAAAGGTCCGTCCACACTTTTTGCCGTGATTCCAGCCCCGATCATTCCGACGCCAGCACGCACACCCCGTTCGATGCGTCAGCCGTCCCGAACGCCGCGCGCCCGCCGGAGCCGTCCCACGCCGCAATCATCGGCAGTGGTTGACTCACTGATCCAGTATTGGCTGGCTGGCGGCCAGATCGCGGCGCTGCCCGCTTCCGTTTTATTTCGCCCCACGAACTTCGATTGATTGGTATCTCGGCTCATTGCCACGAACGGCGGTGCTCTAATCCGCTCTGCCGAGCATGGACGCCAACAGTCTACCTTGACCAAGGCGATCGCTGTCCCGATTGCGCATCATTGGTCGGCTGGCCGCCGCGCGGCGACTTCGAGCCACGGCTACCCCACGACACCACCCTGCGAGTGATCCGCCTTGCGCCGCCGCGCCGGCTCGTGCTTGGCCAACTCGCATGAATCAATAGGACAAACCCACATGCCTGCCACGTTAATCGACGAGCCATATCTAGGCCGTCTGTCCGATCCTCGCCCGCGGCTGTACCAACGCATTGCCGCTGAAGGCGGGAAATTCGCCATCGGCTTCAAGGACGCGCAGCGCGCAGAATTCCTTCGAAACATGCGCTTGGCGGAAATTATTTGGGCGGATGACGTTGTGCAATCCCTCTTCGACTCGTCCGAACCCGAAAAATCGCCATGGGATGAAGCCGACATTGTCACCCCGCCGTTCAGCCGAATGTGGATTGAGTATGGGTACCCGCCGCACGTCGACCCGAGCGGCAAGGGCCGATGCGGCGCGCTAGTCCTTGTGGATCATTACCCAACTGCTGACATGCCGGGCTCCTTCGCTCTGGTTTTAGCCCAAGCGATTGACGGGACCCCGCCAGTTATTGGCTATGGTGCCGTTACGTTCGAGATCGGCATTGATGGGCGCATGACGAAAGATTGCAAACTCTTCACGCCATATGAGCACGAGCACTGGAACGACTTGCAAAGATCGCAATGGCGAGACGACCAGTCGTTTCAAGCGGGCTTGATGGCTGCCATCATCAGCATGCTGCACACAAAAAACGTCACCACTGACGAGCAGCCAATCGACGCCCGCCACGCCAAGCACTGCCTGCGCAAGTTCGGCGAACGCGAAGGCGGCTACAAATTCCGGACGGTGAACGTGTGGGATAAGCCGCTACGTGAATATATCCGCGAAGCAAAAGACGCGGTCAACAAAGGCTTGATGCCACTCCACAAGTGCCGCGGCGGCTACGCGAAATATGGCCCCGAGTTCGGCAAGGGCCTCTTGTTCGGCAAGTACAGCGGTCGATTCTTTCATCCGCCCCACATGCGCGGCAAGGCAAAGAACGGAATCACCCACAAAGACTACCGCGTAGCCGTGCCCGCGTAACTTCTTCGAGGATTCAACATGCCAGCCCCTGAAATCCACGCTTCAATTCTCTTTCCCAAGGACGCCACGGCGAACCATATCGCGGTTCCCGTCACGCAGTCCGATGATCCAAAGGGCGATGGAGTCCTAGTCATCGGCCCTGGCGACCACCGCAAAATCTCGCTGACGTTCTTTGGCAAAGGCCCGATCGGCGCCGGAGCTGTTGCGTGGATTGTCGGATGGAGAATGCTCCCCGGCCACAACGATCCGCTATGGATTCCGGTCCCATTTGCCAATCTGAATTTGACCTTTGGCCCAGTAAATGGCGTGAAGCGTACGCCGATCAGCATCGAACATAGGTTCGTCAGCGAGATTGCCATTTCCAGGGTTTTTGTCAACGAGCTTGAAGTGAATTCGCCCGCCACAAACCGGATAGCTGAAGTGCGCTTCGATCATCGCGATTGCCATCGCATTCAGGTTTTGCTTGCGACCAGTCCGGAACAAACGGTCAACGCGATCGCGCATCGTTGCCAATGAAGGGGTTTGCGGTGAGCTACGCCCGGTCGTGAGTCTGCCGGCCGGGCGAGCTTCATTTGAATGCTCTCTCCCCTGTCCCAATCTCTGATGCCGCTGTGGACGCCGCCGAAAGTGGCGGCGGTGGCGAGCGCCTATGCAGCGGCTGTGTTGGCCGATTCGCCGGTCGCGTATTGGCGGCTCGGGGAAGGCAGCGGGACGACCGCAATCGATTCCAGCGGCAACGGGCATAATGGTACGTATACGCCGGGAAGCGGATCGTGGACCGGCGGAACGTTAGGGCAAAGCGGACTCATAGCGGATCCGGATACTTGCGCTCTTTTCAACGGAAGTAGCGGGTATGTCGCCGAGGCGACGGTGAAATCGGTTTTTGCTGGCGCGAGCCATGGCACGATCGAGGCATGGGTGAATCGCACATCTGCGAGCGACACATTCGAGGTCGGATTTAACGCCGTCAACGGTTCGCGATTTGAAATCTCCTGGTACAGCGACGGCAACATCTATTGGGTCGCTGAGAATGGCGGGTCTTTCGGCTATGGATTCTGTGCGTTGGGGGGGACGGGAACGCATCATCTTGTTTTGGCTTACGATGGCACCCAAGGCCCGACCGCTAGGATTGTCGCGTACATAGATGCCGTTGCACAATCGCTCTCTTGGCCGACCACTCCCGCGACTTCGCTCGATAGTGCTGCGAATCTCGGTAATTTCAATATCGCCCACGATGTGTCCGCATCGCTGTTTTTTGCCGGCGAAGTTGACGAGGTAGCACTTTACAGCACGACGCTTTCTTCAACACGGATCGCGGCGCACTACGCCGCAGGGATTTAACTCATGGCAACCACTTTCTCTCAACAGGTTCAGGCTCTTTCCGGTGCGACCTCGGCGCTCGTGGCGGCGCGGCAGAAGATGCAAGTGGCCAAGGCGCAATTCCAATCGGCCATCGCTGATCTGGCGGCCATCGGCACGACCTACGGCCCGACCTTCACCGACATCGCCAACGCCGCGAACGCCGCGCCGTCGAATCAGGCACTGGCCAACAACAACGCCGAAGCGTCGGCACTCACGGCCGAATTCCAGGCCCTGCAAACGGTCGGCAATAACACCGTCGCCGCTGCCACTGTCTAGTTTCCAGTTTCTAGTCTCGAGTCTCTAGAACATGAGTTGGTCCGCAAGCCTCAACTTCTTCTTCCAGTTCGCCAAGTCCGGCGCGGGCGTGACGGGCAAATCGGGCTCGATCACGGTCACCGTGAAAAAGCTGACGCGCAGCAGCTCGCCCACGATCACGACCGTTTCCACTGGCGGCGCGATCACGGTGGGCAGCGTCACGGAAGTCGATAGTACCAACAACAAAGGGCTCTACGTCGTCGGTGTCTCCGGCCTCGACCCGGCCGCGGACTACCTCGCCACCGCGCATTACACCGGCACTTCAACGGACGTAGATAACGTGGACGTGCCGGCGCTCTGGTCGGAATTCTCGGCCAGCATCAATGGCGGGGCCGTGCCGCAAATGACAGCGGGTACCGCCAGCGGCGGGCTTCCGACGCTCGATGCCAACGGCGATATTTCCGCGAAGCTGGGCGCGGCGGCTCAAGTCACTTCCCTGCAAATCCGCTACGGCATCACCGGCACAGTCTGGATCGTCGATCCGATCCGCGGCAGCGATTCGAATACCGGGACGTGGGCTTCGCCCTTCGCCACGATCCTTCCGACCGCCGTAGGCGGAGCGCATGCGGCCAGTGCGGGCGATCTGGTTTTCGTCTGCGCGGGGACCTGCGCCGTCGGCGCAACCTGGTGGCAAATGCCGGCGGGTGTCACGCTGGCGGGCGCGGGGATGGATCAGACGATCATCACCGGCTCCTACAATCCGTTTGGCAACACGAAGGGGACGCTCTGGGCGAACACGGGCACGATCTGCGATTTGACGGTGCAGACGGTTTCAGCCGATGGCGTTTTCCAGCTTCCGATTAGCGATCAATCTGGAACGACCAGCCTGCTGATCGAACGTGTGCGGGTCATCGGCATCACGGACGCCCTCTACTGCACGAATGCCACGAATGTTCTGGTGCGCCGCTGTGAGTTGATCAGTAATTGGGATTGCATCTTCGCCCAGAGCAGTGCCGTGAATGTCGTCGTCGAGGATACGACGCTGTTCACCAAGGCGCACAACGCGACGAGTACGCCCAATGCCAATAGCACCGTTCAATGCTCCGAAGGCGCGCAGGTTACGTTGGTCCGTTGCCCCGCGCAGAACATCGCGATCGACACCAACGCCAGCCGCGTCACGAAGATGATCCATGCCGAGCACGTTTCGACCGCCGGATCGCGCATCACCCTCATCGACTCCCCGATTTATTTGAATGTGGATGGAGCCACGATCGGCAACCTGGTGACCGATTCAGGGACGTTCATTGTGGCGGAAAATTCGCCCTATGACCCAACAAAGGTCATTACCAACGGCACGCTTAGCGAAGTGGTGCCGGATGTGAATGTCAGCAGCTATGCGACCAATCAGGATCCGGGAACGTACCTGACGAATCAGGGATATACAGCCGCCCGCGCCGTGAAGCTGGATGATCTGGATGCGACGGTGAGCAGCCGGCTTGCCGCCAGCTCCTACGTCGCGCCGGATAACGCAGACATCGTTACCGCATTGAGCGATCTGGTCACTTTGCTGGGCCGCACCGATCCGACGACGGCGGTCAATGCGATCAAGGCGGTCACCGACAAACTCACGTTCGATGGTTCCAATAACGTCAAGAGCACGCCGCAGACGGCGGTCACCGTTGGCACCAACAACGATAAGACCGGTTATAGCCTCAGCGTGGCTCCGCCGACGGCCGTGCAGATTGCAACGCAGCTCTGGCAGGATCTGACTGCCGGAAGCGATTTCACGACCAACGGCAGCATCGGCAAGGAATTGCTGGCCTTCATCACCGAATGGAATGCGATGGTGACGGCGAATCAGTTCACCTCCGGCGCTTTGGCTAATGCTCCAACTGGCGGCGGTGGAGGTGGATTGTCCGGCCCATCGTCCGTGACGCTCACTTTTGTCGATGCCGATAGCAACCCCGTACCGAACGTGGAGTTTACTCTTGTCGGCATCGGATCGGGACGAGCCAACGCAAGCGGCGTGGCGACGTTCGGAGCGCAGAACGGTAGTTACACTGTCGCAGCGGCAATCACTGCCGGCATGCTATTCGGCAACACGAGCTTGACCGTCAACGGGACGACAACGCAGACGATTACAGGCAACGCGATCAGCTTTGTTGTCGGCCCGCCGAACACGACGACGGTCTATCTCACCACACGGACCATTTCCGGCGCGGCACAGAGCGGCGTGATTGTGCAATTCGAGTTGACCACGCCGCCGGCTGGCGCAACTGGTGACGCATTCAACGAGGTCGCTACGCAGGTGACCAGTGACGTGAATGGGCTGGTGCAGATCGCTCTGCCGATCGGCTGGGGCTTCGAATACTGGACGACAACCGGCTCGCCCAATTCGGCCATCGTGCCGACCAGCGGGCCTTATGCCCTGCCCGATTTGCTTGGCTCTTATTCCTGATGTTTTCCACCGGCGCAAAACCAAAATCCAAGCGCAGCCTTTCGGCCGAAGAAGTCGCCGAGCAGCTTGATATTCACCCCAAAACGCTTCTGTCATGGGTGCGCGGCAAGGGATGCCCGGCAGACGGCGGCGGCGCGAAGGGAAAGCCGTATTTTTTCGATCTTGCCGAAGTCGCCGCATGGATGAAAGAGAGCGACATCACCGGTGCCGTCGGCCGACCGGGAACGGCATCGCCCGATATCGAGGCCGCGCGACTCCGCAAAGAAAACGCGCTGGCCGAGAAATATGAAATTCAAGTCGCCAAGGAAAAGGGCGAGCTTGTCCCCATCCAAGACATGCGCCAGTGGATATCCGAGCAATTCGGCGTGGCCAAGCTTCGCCTCATCGGCATCGGCGCCGCCGTGGCCCCGCTGATGGAAGGGCGCGACGTTGCTGAACGCCAAGCCCTGATCGACGAGCGGATCAATGAAGTCCTTACCGAGATCGCCGCGCTGTGATGAATACCAGGATCGTCCAGGCGTGGCGGGATGCGTGGCGCCCACCGCGAAAAATGATTCCGAGTCAGTGGGCCGAGGCTCGATTTGTCCTGCCGAGCGAAGGCAACTCTGAGCCCGGTAAGTTTCGATTCTCCCGAACCCCCTATTTGCGTGGCATCGTGGATTGTTTCGTTGAGCCAGGCGTGCAGGAGATTGTTTTCGTCAAGCCGACGCGCATCGGAGGCACAACGGTTCGACTCATCAATACCGGCTACCGAATTGACGTCGATCCCGGCCCACAAATCACAGTACAGCCATCCGAAGCGGCCTGCGAAAAAGACATAAAAACGAAAATTCGGCCGCTGCTTGAAGGTTGCAAGTCGCTCCGCGCCCACATGAGCCCCCGCGCTTCCGACAACACGCTTCCGCTGATCAAACTGGACACGATGCCACTATACAGCGGCTGGGCGGGATCCCCGCAATCGCTTGCCGCCGATACGTGCCGCTACGCCGATTGCGACGAGGTGGACAAGTTTCCACCGTTCGCCGGCCGTGCGGCAGACCCCATCAGCCTTGTATTCGAGCGCACCGGCACCTACCTGCACCGCCGTCGCCACTACATCACCAGCACGCCGACGACGCGCGACGGCGCAATCATGAAAGAGTTTGAGCGGTGCGGCGACAAGCGCTATTTTTTGGTGCCTTGTCCGCACTGCCGCCAATATCAGCGCCTTGTTTTTCCGCAATTGAAGTGGCCAGAACTTCCGGAGGGAGTCAACCACATCAAGCATGCCGACGCCATCGAGCAACAGCAGCTTGCCTATTACGAGTGTGAGCGGTGCAAAGGAAAAATCACCGAAACGCATAAACAGAAAATGCTTGAGCGTGGCGTTTGGGCCAGCGAGGGGCAGACGGTCCGCGACTATGACGAGCCGATGCCAATTTCAAATCACGGAACGGTAGCCAGCTTCAAAGAACTCACGTCCCGGACGATGGAAGATCGGTTGATCGGCCCGCGGCCGAAAGCAAAACGCGTGGGCTTCCACATTTCCGGCTTGTATAGCCCGTGGCGCAACTTTTCGGAGATCGCAGCGGAATTCATCCGGGCGAAGGACGATCCGGCCAAAACTATGAATTTCAGGAATAGCCGGCTTGCCGAGCCCTTTGAAATTCAGGTCGGGAAAATCGAGGCGAACATCATCCGAGAGAAAGCGAAGATGTCGCCGGGCCCCCGCATCGTTCCGAAGTGGGCTGTGTGGCTGTTTGCTACCGCCGACACCCAAAAGGATTATTTCGTATATACGATTCGCGCGTGGGGATATGAAAATCGCTCGCAGCTCATCCATCACGGAATCGTGAGCACGTTCGAAGAATTGAAGAAAAGCACCATCGACGGCGCTTTCGTCCGCGAACAAGGCGACCAGGTGCAACCCTGTTGGCTGCTGATCGACTCCGGCGGTGGAAAGAACGTCGATACCGCTTCCACTCGCACGGCGGAAGTCTATGAGTTTGCCGCCGCCGACCCGGCGCGCATCAAACCGATTAAGGGCGCCAGTGTCCGGCAGAATTTCCCGATTCAAAAGAGCTTCCAGAAGGAAAAGAGCATCGTCTTATGGGTGCTGGATACGTTCGCGCTGAAAAACACGCTCGACCGTCTCATCAACGACCCCGACGCAACAAAATGGCTGCCGCATAAAGAGGTTGACGACAACTATTGTGCCCAAGTAGCTGCCGAGCATTTGATCGTTGATCCGCAGAGCAAAGAACTTGATTGGGTAACCAAGACTTCAGGCGCTCCAAATCACTATTTCGACTGCGAAGTGTACCAATGTGCCGCCGCACATGAGGTAGGCGCTTTTGCTGTCGCGCCTGCCGAGCCCGAGCCGACTCCGGAACCCCAGCAGCAAGCCACGCAAGCCGATCGTCCCGACTGGATGGGCGAACGCCCCAAGAGTTGGAACTAATCCCATGGTCGATCTTTCCACAGTCCCAAACTTTTCCGATGCGCAAATCCTTCAGGTCCTGCGCATGGCGCTGGTCAATTCGGCGTTTGCTACCGGCTACAGCATGAACGGTAAGCAAATGACGCAAATGGGCGGGGCCGAGATTCAGAAACTCATCAGCGAATATGAGTGGCGCGTCGCACGCGCAACCAGTGGCCTTTTTGTGGCTGGCCAGAACCGAGATCCCGAATGAAATTTACCGCGCTGCTCGACAAAACGATTGCCGCAGTGTCGCCGTCGGCTGGCGTCAAGCGGGCTGCCGCGCGTGCAGCGCTGGAGATGCTTGCCGCGCACACTGCCGCGGACCGAGGCCGCAGGAACATGGATTGGAACCCCAATCCGGGTTCCGCCGACCTTACCATCATCCCCGAGTTTCGGCTGGTCCTGAATCGTGCCCGTGACCTCGTGCGCAATTCATGGGTCGCAAAATCCGCCGTCTACTGTACCGGTCGAAATGTCGTTGGGCGCGGGATCATGCCCGTTGCTGTGGCACGCGATGCCAAGGGCAAGGAGCTCACAGCCTACAACCGCCGCGCGAATCGACTCTTCCAGGAGTGGGCCGAGGACCGCAACTTGTGCGACGTGGAGCGGCGACAGACCTTTTATGAGAAGCAGGCGTGGAACGCAGAAGAGCGCATTGTCGCCGGGCAAGCGTTCACCCTGTGGTCATACCAGCGCGGCAAATCAGGCGTAGGGCTTCGCTTTCAGAGCGTAGAAGCAGACTTGCTCTACGATATTATTCAGAGCAATCCCGACACTGGCAATCAGGTGCGCGGCGGTGTCGAGATCGACGACGTTTCAGCGCCGGTGGCCTACCACTTTTATTCGCAGAATCCGAACGACTACCTTTTCCGCAGCAACTTTAAGCCTGTCCGCGTTCCGCGTGATCGTGTCTTCCACTATTTCAAGCAGGAGCGGCCACGCCAGGTATCAGCCATTTCGGCGTTCGCGCCGGTGATGCAGGATGTCCGCGACCTCAACAGTCTGTGGAAGGCACACTTGTGGCGTGCGCGAATGGAATCGTCGATTGGTTTCATTATCAAAACGATGCTTGCGCCGCCAACTGCAAACGGCGCATCGGTCAGCCTACCACGCAAACCCGGCGACCCAGGCACCACGCCCAGCGGCATGCCGACGTTTGACATTGTGCCCGGCATGACGCCGGTACTTCGCCCCGGTGAAGACGTGGTGCCGTTCCTGCCGACTGCTGGCGGTAACAACTTTGATCCGTTCACCGAAGCAATTCTGCGCGGCATCGCCGCCGGGATTGACACATCCTACGAGCAGCTTGTCCGCGACTTCACGCGCGGCAGCTACGCCGCCCAACGCCAGGGCATGCTTGAGGACCGCAGAGCGTGGCGGCGCGAACAAGATCGGCTGGTTAGCCATTTCATCCAGCCGATGTATCGCAAATTCATCCAGTGCGCGTTTTTGGAGGGGAAATTCCGCGACATTGTTTCGATCAGTGATTTTCTTGCATCGCCGGCGCGGTACACCGATGCGACGTTTGTAGGGGACGGCTACGAATGGGTCGATCCGCTCAAAGAAGTGACCGCATACGAGAAAGCCCTGTCCTTGCGACTCATGACGCGCAACGAGATCGTGACATCCAGGGGCGGCCGATTTCACAACACGATGGAAGATATTTCATCGGAAAAGAAGCTCAGTCAGCGACTCGATATTGCTTTCCCCGAGGACATCAACAGCGCAGCGATGCTCAAGGGTGGAGTTATCACGCCGGCCACGCAAACGCCAGACGAGCCGGGCGCAGCCAATGGAGCCGCGCCAGACAAAAACGGCACGCCAAAGCCTCTTCCGACCGGCCCCGAGGACGATCAACATTTTGATCCGGTCAATATCGATGATGCAGCCCCGCTTGAGCAGTCATTCGATACCGTGCTTGCCCCTGAAGATCGGACTTTGCCCGACGATGCGCCACCCATCACGAATACCGGCCGCGTGATTGGTGCGCCTAATGACACGTTCGGCCCGGACGACGTTTTTGATAACCCTCAGCACAATCCCGAGGCTTCGCCCGGAGGCTACTAATATGGCAATGAACCCCCATCATGCGGCGATCGTTCACGCGCTCAACCTTGTCAAGAAAGGCGAGATCGATCATTCCCCCAGCGATCCGGCGAAAATGAGCACGGAGCCGGCCACGGCGCTGGAATACAACAGCTCCGCCGCCACCGACAGCGAAGCGAAGCCGGATAAGCCGGGGCATTACAAGTTGCCCATCGTGCAGAATGGCAAGGTGAACGCAGACGCCGTGCAGAAGGCGCTGGATTTTGCCAAGACGGGCAAGCACGATGATCTTGCCGCCGCTATTGGCCACGTTTCAGACGCGATCGACGCGAAGAAAGAGGAAATGTCGATCGATGATGATAACAACGGCGACGAGCTGCTCACGATTGATCCGGAGGAAGCGGAGGAAATGGACGCCGACGTGATTGAAGGCGGATCCGATTCACCGGAGGAAGAAGAAAACGAAGACCCGGAAGAGGACCCGGACGATTTGGTGGACGACGAAGACGAGGACGAGGAAATTACCGACGATACGACGCCCGCCCAAGCGGATGAATCAACTGGCAACCCGTCCGATCCGGATGGAACCACCCCGCCCCAGGCCAAGAAGAAAAAGAAGCTTTCCGCTGGCCAGCTTCCGCACAGGGTATCGCTTCGCTCAATGGACATCGCCAAAGGTACAAAGCCCACGGTTGAACGCGACGGCAACGGCGCTATCCGCAATGTTTCCGTGATGCAGGCCGGGCCGGCGCTGGGCCATGGCTTTGTCATTGACAAGCAGATGCTCAGCCAGATCGCGGACCAGATGAAAAACGGTGTGCAGATGCGCTACACCCATCCGGACAAGAAAGGCGAGGACGGCAGCATTCAGCCGGTCGATTCGCTGGGTACACACGTCGGCAAAGTGACCAATGTGAAGGTTAGCCCGGCCGGCGATGAAGTGCGCGGCGACATCGAGTTTGGCCCACACGCCAAGAAAGTTCCAGGGCTGGGCGACGTGTCCGGCTATCTGATGGACCTTGCCGATAGCGATCCATCCGCATTCGGATTGTCAACGGTTTTCGAACCGGACGATTACGAGGTGGACGAAATGGGCAACCCGGTCGGGCGATCTAAATCCACGGTCGCTTGTGATTTGACCGGCGACCCCGCCAGCAATCGCAACGGCCTACTGTAACCCGCCTCTTTCTCTTCCCCCTTACCAACTTGAACTTTCTTGCCACGGGCGCGTTGCCCGGTGGTGCTTTTTCATTCTCTTTAAGAGGTTCCTATGAACCAGTTGTCTCATCGTGGCACCGCTGGCAATTCGCGCGTGGTGCCCGTCAGGCTCGTTTCCCTCAGCGCCAATAGCGGCGCTGCCGCCACGCCGGCAAAAACGCCGGTGAAGCTCACGAAGGCCCAGGCCCGCGAGAAGGCGCTCAAGCTTCTGTCCAAGGTGACCGGCGAAACGCCGGAAGCGCTGGCGGCCAAGCTGCCGGGCCAAGCTGCGCCCGCAGCGACGCCGGCTAATCAGCCGCCCGACCTTATCGCGCTGGAGCGGAAGCGCCGGACGGATATCGAATCGTTGGCCACGATTTACAAGCTGGACGAAAAGTTTGTGAATCTGGCTGTCTCGCAGAAGTGGGATCTTCCCACGGTCCAGACCAACGCCCTCAAAGCCATGGCCGACAATAACCCCGCCGTACAAATCCGCGTCGGCGAAGACGCCGGGACCGTCAGCCTCAAGGCAACAATTTCCACCGCGCTTCGATTGCGTGCCCAGGCCCGTTGCGGTTTGGGCCGAGTGGAGAAGCCGACGGACGCCGTCGGCCTGTCTGTCTACGAACGCGCTCAGCGATTCCAAAGCCTGTCGCTGGTGGACATGGGCCGGCAATACCTCAGCGCCATCGGCATGGGCGAAGTGAACTTTATGACGCCCTCGCGAGTTATTCGGCTTTGCATGAATCGTGATGATCTTCGCAACGAAGGCGGAGGCCGGCTGGTCATGCTGGCGGAATCGATCGGCGATTTCCCCGGCATCCTGAAGGACGCCGCCAATAAGTCGCTTCTGCAGGCTTACCGCGATCAGACGCCGACGTGGCGCAAATGGGCGCGACGCGGACAGGCTCCGGACTTCAAGACCATCAACCGGACAAACATCTCCGAAGCGGGAGACCTTCAGCAGCGCGCCCAGGGCGGTGGAATCATCTACACCGTGCTGAAGGATTCGAACGAGACGTATGCACTCGTCGAGTACATCGGCGGTATCAAATTAACGCGCCAGGCGATGATCAACGACGATCTTGACGCGTTCCAACGCATTCCTGTTCAGCAGGGTAACGCCGCAGGCCGTAAGGAAGACGACGTGGCGTATGCCATCGTGACTTCAAACCCCACGATGATTACCGACAATACGGCGCTCTTCCATGCCAACCATAGCAATTTGATCAGCTCTGGCACGGCCCCGAGCGTGTCGGAAGTCGGCAAGGCAGCCGCACTGATGCGCCGACAGAAAGGCTTGGCTGGCGCCGCCCGCTTGAATATCACTCCGAAATTCATGCTGGCGCCGGTGAGTCTGGAAACGAGTGCTCAGAATTTCTTGAACAGCACTCAGCTTCTGGCAGTGATCAGCACCACCAGCACCGCGCCGCAGACGGTCGGCTCAAACAATCCGTGGGCGAACCGCTTGACGCTGGTGACCGATCCGCGTCTGGACGACAACTCTACCGCAGCGTGGTATCTGGCCGCAGACCCGGCGGACGCTCAGGTCGAAACGGTCGAAGTGTCATTCCTTGAAGGCGAACCCGAGCCGGTTCTCCGCCAGGAACAGGAATTCGACACCGAAGACATGAAATTTGCCGTCCGCCATACCGTCGCCGCCAAGGCGCTCGATTATCGCGGGCTCGTGAAAGACAACGGTCAATAATGACGCTCAGGGGGGCGCGTCTTTCTTCAATTCTCAAAACTTAGAAGAGGTATTTCGCAATGCTTACGTTCAAAGCAGAAGGTGTGCGTATTCCGTACACCAACACCACTGGCAGCGCGATCGCTTCCGGTGCCGTTGTCGTTCTCGTCAATTCCAATACCGCCGGCTACCTCGGCATCGCTGTCGATACGATTGCCGCCAACGGTGGAACGGGCGAACTGGAAGTGCGCCGCAATCACACGCTCACGAAGAAATCGGGCGACGTGTTTACGACCGGTCAGCGGATTTATTGGGATTCTACCAATACCCGCTTGACCAGCAGCAGCACGGGCAACGCCAACGCCGGGCGCTCCGATGGTCCCTATGCATCGGCCGCGACTTCCGCCGGCATCCTTCTTAACCAGCCCTAACCAGCAATGCGCGGCCTAACCGCCGCGCCTTGCCTTTCCCATGCCCACACCAATTTACGTTTGCTTTTATACCACCGGCAACGGTTACGAAGCCGAGGCAATGGAGCTTGGCCATACTCTCGACCGCTACCAACTGCCATCCGATTTAGTAGCGGTGCCGCCGTTCCAGGATTGGGTAGCAGCGTGCGCATACAAGCCGAAATTTCTCCGGCATATGCGAGCCAAGCACGGCCCCGACCGTCCGCTGGTTTGGCTGGACGCCGATGCGCGGGTCAGGCAATACCCAAGCCTGTTTCCCGAGATGCCCACCGACGTGGATTTTGCCGCACACTGGAAAGACGGAACGGAGCTCTTATCCGGGACGCTCTATTTCGGAGCCACGCGAGGGGCCGACCGGCTTTTAAATGAATGGGCCCAGGCATGCCACGAGCGCCCGCGCGAATGGGATCAGCATGTATTGCAAAATCTGGTGGACGGACGCACCGATTTGAAGGTTGAGAAATTGCCGCCGTCCTATACACAGATTTTCGACGTCATGGCATCGGCAGGCGAGCCGGTTATCGAGCATATGCAGGCTAGCCGGAGGCTCAGGCGATGAAAAACGTCTGGATGCTCGCACCGTCGATTCGCCTCGATGCCGATGATGTTTTTGCGCGGTGGACGTGCGCAGGTTACCACGTCGCGGCATTTATCGACCCCGGAACCCGCGTGCCGAAAAATTGCTCATTGGCGATCGAAGACCGCTACGAAGGTTATGCCAAGTCAATCAACCGGTTGTGGCGTGAAGTAACCGATGTGGCCGACATCATCATCGCCGGCAGCGACGATCTTTATCCGTGCGCGGATAAGTCGGCGCAGGATCTTGCCGCTGATTTCTTTGCCCGCTTCCCCGATGGGTTTGGCGTGATGCACTTGGCCAAGTATGACTTGAGCCAGGGACAATCCACCGATCATTGCTGGATGGGTGCCGACTATGCCCGGCGGATCAATCGCGGCGCCGGTCCTTACTGGCCCGACTACTACCACTTTTTTGATGATACCGAGGCGGGAGAGGTAGCCGATCGGCTAACCGTCTTGTGGCGCCGCCGCGATCTTGGCCAGCGACACGCGCACTGGTCGCTTTCCACCAATCAACCGCCGCCACACCTCGGCAAAGCGCAAAGCCAGTGGGCAATTTCGAAGGCGCTATTTGAGCAGCGCAAGCACGCCGGATTTCCCGGCCACGAACCGTTTGCCGCATGAGAGCCCAAATCCTTTGCCCAGGTCCGAGCTTGCGAACCGCAGTGCCCAGCCCGGCCGATTTAACCATCGCCGTCAATCGGGCGATCGGTTTCCGAAGCGCCGACGTTTGGGCCGCTGGCGACATTCCCATGCTCACCGACCAGCGCCCTGACGTGATTGGCAAGCCGGAGCTTTTCACTGCCGCCAACACCAACGCTTACCTGCGCGACAAGGGACGCGAATGGCCGGGCAAGGTGACGGAGTTTGAGCAGCTATTTTCGTACCTCGACCCTGCCTCTTGTTCATGGACCATGTTCACGTTTACCGCCGCGATTGTGTATGCGGCGCACGCCGGCGCGAAGCAGATCGAGATATTCGGTTGTGACTGGACCGGCACGAATGACTTTGACGGATGGAATCAGGCCGGCAATCGCAGCCCCGAGCGATGGAAGCTTGAGCGCGAAATTTACAGCCGCCTTATTCGCCTCATCGACGCCAGGGGCATTGAAGTAAAGCGAGTTTTGGCATGAGCATTCCGTTCGACCAAATCGCGTCGATGCATACCGCTTTTATGTCATCGGGCATCTTTAGCGAATCAGTGACCGCCACGCGCGCCGACGGTCGGCAATATCCATTTACCGCCGTCATCAAACGCGTTTCGCCTGAAACCGTCGCCGGCGCCAACAAGGTCAAAGAGACTTTCATTCCCTTTTTTGAATTTTGGATCCCCGCCAGCAGTTTCCCGTCCGAGCCGACCAAATCGGGCGACAAGTTTTCTTTCCCGACGATCGAGGGCGGCCAGCCGTCGATTCACACGCTCGTTTCAATCGTTCAGCAGGACGCGACCGGCTGGCTCGTTCGCTGCCGCTAAACCCTTTCGAGGATCAGCATGGGTACGCCCCTAAACATTCCGACAGATGTTGTCATTTCCGGAACGCTCTACGCACAGAACATGGTCATTCCGGCCGCCAGTGTAGGTAACAGCCAAATACCGGCAGCGGCAGCCATCGACGCAAGCAAAGTCATGCACCAGCACCGTGCGGTTTATACCCAGGGCAGCAGCAGCACCACAGCCGCCGCTGACACTAAGGTCATATTCACCGTCTACGGAACCAGCGGAACGATTATCGCGTTCCGTGCCGGCGCTGTCGTGCCCAACGTCGGGGCCGCAACGTGTACCGTGGACTTGCGAAAGAACGGCACGACGGTTCTCTCAGCCGTCATCACTCTCAACAACACACAGACCGCCCGGCAATTGGTTTCCGGAGCCGTTACCACAACCGCAGTCGCATCCGGCGATGTGCTTGAGGTCGTTGTTACCGCGACAGCCGGCGGTGGAACGCTAGCGCAGGGCCTGTTTGCTTCCGTCACCGTCAACGAACTGCCTCAGTAATGCCCATCGAACTGATATTGCCGGAAGATCAGCGCCAGAAGCTTGCCGAGCGCCTCAGCGCTGGCCAGCTCCGCCGCGCAAGCTACCAGATCGTCAAGCGGACGACTGCGCAGCTTGTGAAGCTGATTCGCCGCGAGGTGCGCGGTCAGGTCAATATCAACAAGAAATGGGTTGATCGGGTCGTTACCCAGGTCAGCCCCCAAGGCGATCCGCCTGTCGGCAAGGTCATCGTCAAAAAGCGGGCAATCCCGCTGGCAGCATTCAAGGCGCGAGTGCTGAAGCGCGGCGGTGTCTCAGTGCGGGTCAGCAAGTTGCTGCCGCCTGTAGTCCTGCGCCACGGATTCATGGCCAACGTCGGCAGCGGCGACCACGAAGGTATTTTCCTGCGCGCGCGGCATCTTCCGACCAAAGGACCCAACGCCAGCAGACTCAATAAGCATGGCCGTCCCGCATTGAAGCTTACCCCCGCAGGCTTCGCCGGCAGGCTGGCCATTAGAGAGCAATTCGGGCCGTCGATTCACAAGCTGGTTTCTATTCCCGACGTACTGCAGCGCATCCGATTTGACGCCGCCGCCTACATGGCCAAGCAGGCGCAGAGCCAGGTTGATCGCTTCACTAAGGGCCAGCCGGCCGATACGTCCCCCGACCTTTCCCAAAATCCATGAGCTTCACGCCACCATATTCAGAACAGGTGGACGCGAACGTTTTGCAGACCTTGCAGGGCGTGACCGTCGCCAACAATTTCCAGGTGACTCTCAGCCCCGTCGGCTTCCCCGACATGTCGGGCCAGACTTCGCCCGTGGATATGCAGTGCGTGATTCACGTCGGCGACGACGTTGAATGCACCGACGATGAAACCCCCTCAGATCATAAAGAGTGGCGCCGGACCTACGGCTTTATGGTCTACATCCTGAAGGACCCCGAAGCATTCAAAAAGACGCGTTTCGAGACATGGGCCAATGTGATCCGCGCCGACGTGGAAAAGGCAATCGTTGCCGATCCATACCGCGGCGGAACTGCTCAAAACACCGAACTGCACGACCCCCTTACGTTTGCTGATGCCAACGACGTTCAAGGCGTCATCATCTTCGCCACCGTTACCTACCGAACTTTGTACGAGGATCCTTACAACCGCTAGGAGTGTGCCGCTATGGCTCTTGATTCACCCCCAAAACTTACACGCAAGCGATTCATCGGCGTAGCCGCCGAGACGACCACCGGCACGCCGGCAACCGTCAACGCCAGCAATGCAACCATGCCGGCATTTGGCGAGATTCCAATTATCAAAAATTCCACCGAGCCGGTACGCCGCGAACCGTTCGGCGGGCTGTCGCCTGTTACCCAGGCCATCGGCGCACGATCGGGAACCGCCACGTTTGAGACAGAGCTTGTGGGCAACGGTGCATCGGGCAACGCACCGTGGACGGTCCTTTTGTCCGGCTGTGGTTACACCAACACCGGCGGAATTTGGGCCCCGGTCGACGGGGCGACGACCACACTCACGATTGTTGAGTGGATTGACGGCCGGCAGAAAACGCTGTCGGGCTGCATGGGTACGTTTAGCCTTGCCATCCGTCGCGGCCAAAAGGTGCGAGTGCGATGGACGTTTACCGGAGTGCAGCAGCCGCCGGCAGACGCCAGCGACCCGACGCCGACCTACTTCAGCGTTGTGGCGCCACGGGCCGGTACGTCGAACTTCACGCTCTTTAGCCAGACTGGCTTGCACTTCCCCGATATCAACATTGACGCCGGCAACAGTGTGATCCTGCGCGAAGATACCAACGCGGTGGATACCAATGGCGTGGCGACTGGCTTCCGCGCTGCATACATCACGGAGCGCCAGCCGATGCTGCGCCTTGCGCCCGAGGCCCTTTCGCTGGCCACTGTGAATTGGTTTGCCGATTACTTGGCTACTACCCAAGGCGCTTTCTCCGTCAAAGTCGGCGCGGCCTCGAATAACAATTTCACGTTTGCCGCGCCCGCCGTGCAACTCGTGCGCGATCCGAACGAACAAGACCGCAACCGCATGCTGGTGGACGGGCTTGAGCTTCAATGCAACCGCAATAGCAGCGCCGGGCAGGACGAATTCACCATCACCCAGGCATAAACGCGAAAGTGTTGTGCGTCCCGGTGGCGTGCATGGGCGCTGCCGGGACCTTTTTTATCCCATGCTGAAGGACTTCCCATGCCGATCAACGCCGACCCCAACGAAACCGAGCCGTTTTACCTCAAACACGATTTGGGCAAGCCGATCGAAAGTCGGCCAACCTTTTTCGTCCGATTCCTTAACGACATCGAATACCGAAGGCTGCGCAAGCTTCTGGACGAGGCAGCGGCCGAGAAGGACGCCGACAAAGCAACAGACCTGATCGAAGAGGCCATTCGCATCGGCGTAGTCGGCTGCAAAAACGTCGTCTATCGTGGCCAGCAGATCGAATTCAAACAGATCAAAAGGTTCGGCGAATTCTTGAGTAGCCGCGAATTGGCACAACTGGCGTGGGGCCAGCTCAAGACCATTCTTATCGGTGAGGAAGATCGTTTTTTCTCCGAATCGCAGCCGGACTCAGGGCAGGGCGAATCTGCACCGGCTGCCGAGGCAAATGCGAAACCGATTGCAGGACAAGCCCCACAGTCGTCAATTGCCCCGAATGTGAAGGAATAGGCTGCAAGCACTGCCAGGACGGCGAACGCTCGCTTTATGCCTGTCCAAAACAGTCACTCCCGAGTGCGATCGTCGAGTTTTTGCAATTCGCGGACATGCTGGAAAACGGACTTCCGCCCATCGCCGGCGGCGCGCTAAATCAATCCGCCAGCTTCAATCAGGCCGTTCGCTTTTTCCGCAAGGAAATAGCGCGGTGGATGAAACCCACATAAAGCCATGAGTACGCCATCAGTAACCCGCAACTGGTCCGGCCGATCCTACGCGATCGAGGGTAATCAGATTACCGCTATCGAGGCATGGACCATCGTAGGCGTTTCAAGCCAGATCGATGCACAGAACCAGATCCTCAACAGCAGCGGGACGCCGATACAGCGCGGAGACCCACACCCGGACCCGGAATTTGCCGGACTCACTGTGGCCCACGTCAATGCCCGATCAATTGCCCCGTTAGCGTGGCTGGTCAGCATCAGCTTTACGCTTTCGAACAACGTCGCGTTTCCGCTCAATCGCATCCTCCTTCCGATGGAGCTCATGATTGAGCCGGTTGAGAACTACGAGCCGGTGCTGCAGGACCTTTCCGGCGTCACCATTCAGAATTCCGCCAAGTCGCCGATCGATCCACAGTTGACGCTCAATAAGGGGTATCGCTCTTTCCGCGCCCGCTGGTATGCCACTTTTTATAACGGAAGTGCCGCAACCACCTATGAGAACGCCGTCAACAGCGACGTGATCACCATTCCCGGAATCGGGACCGTTACACCAGGACAAGCGTGGTGCCAGAAGTACGGTTTGGCTACAGCGGTCAAGAGCACCGACAAATATGTGGCCATGGACGTGATTCTTAACGTCCGCACCGACATCAAGGACCCATGGCAACCGCGCGTGGTCGATAAGGGCCGATATGGCTGGTACAGCTCCGGCGGTTCGCAGGAGCGCGGCCCGTTCTGTACCAAAAAGGGCGACTTCGCCAACGAAGATGTTTTGCTTGACGGCACCGGCAAGCCGCTCGATTCGCGCTGGTATGTGTGGGATGGAAGCAGCGCACAGACGCCGGTTGCGGCATCGCTTCCGGTTTCCGGACCCGCGCCGATTGACGCCGATCTAAGCACGCCGACCGTTACGATTCTCAAATTCACTCGATTGCGATCAGTGCCTTTCATCAACATTCTGCGCCAGAACAATTAGCCATGAGCCAGTCACCCAACGACCTCACATTTAACGTGAAGGCGTCTACCGACGCGCCTTCAATCCAATACGCTGCGCGCGAGGCGCGTGAAGTATTCGAGCGCGAGTTTGGCGAAGGCATCCACGGCCAGCTTGAAAAGGCCAACGAGCTATTCGGTCGTTCCAGCACGTTCGGCCACGTCTTGCATGCTGCCGAGGGCGGCGGCGCATTGTTTGGCGTGGGCCTGCTGGGTCGCGAACTGTCGGAAGGGACAGAGAAGCTTAAAGAACTGGTCGAGAAATTCGATGAAGGGAAAATCACCGGCGGCCAAATGGTCGACGAGATCGCCAAGGGCCTACCGCTGCTGGGCAACTTCTATTCAGCGACGCGCAATATCGTTGACCTGATGAGCGGTGAGCTCGAGATTCAACGAGAGTTGGCGCAACTGGACAAGGAACGGGCTGAATTTCGTAAACATGACTTCGAGGCCATTAAGGCATTTCATGATCAACAGAGGGAATTCACCAAATCTATTATCGCCTCCGAGAATGCCACCGCCAACACATATCTCGAAGGTCCCAGCCGAACCATTGCCCAGTTACGCCAAGGGATCGACGAACGGCATCGCACTCAAAAAGAGGATTTGAACGACGCACTCATTAAGGCCAAGGTGCCCGATTTACAGGCCGAGCTGGAAAAGCGGCAAAGTGAAATCAATGCAATCCACAAGCAGATAGAACAGACCGAGAAAGAAAAGGCAGACCAGCAGCGCCGTATCGCGAACGGCGAAGCAAAATTTTCCGACGCATATTATCCAGAGCGTGAACGGCATCGCCTTGAGGAACGTGCCAAATCCCTTCAGTCGCACCTTGAAGAACTCAACACGAAACAGGCAACACAGCAAAAAGTCCACGACGAACAACTCCAAAAAACCACGGATTCGTTTAATGCCGACTTATTGAGAAAGGATCAACAGGCAGAGGAAGAAATCACCAAGCTTCGGGAGGATCAGCAGAAGCAACGCAAGGCCGTCTTGGAGGCAGGCGAGAAGCGGATTCAAGACACGCTGGCCCACGCCAGGGCGGCGGGACTTACCGAAGAGCGCCAGCAATATGAGGCGCATCTCACAGAGTTAAAGCAGTCCCTTGCCGATGCGCTTGCCGATCTTAACCGCAAGACGCGCGATCAGATTCAGAAGGACCTGCGCGACACGACATTTAGCCTTTTCCCCACCCGAGCCGGACAGGTCGGAACGGATATTTTCATGGGCTTGCGTGAAGCCGCGGCGGATTACCAAAATTTCACCGCGCAAAGTGGCGCATCCAAAAAGCAATTCGACGAGCAGGAGCGGGTAAAGACCCAGGAGCGAGAGGCGCAGCTTGCCAAGGCAAATCTTGATGTTCTGCGCGCCCAGGCCGAAGTCGGCGACCGTACCGCCAAGCTTGAAATTGAGAAGCTTGAGGCCGCGCAGAAGTATCGCGACCTACAGAGGGAATTGCTGTCGATCATGGAAAACCCGGCCATGAGCGGCGATGCCCGCGCTGCCGCCAGCCACCAGCTTGGCATGCTCCCATTGCTAATGGCCCAGGCTATTGCCGGCATTCACGACACGCGCCCGCTTCCCGGCAATCTCGCACATTTACAGACTATTTCCGGACGCGGAAGCGCCGCCGCGGCCGGAGCGCTTGGACATGCGCAGGAAGAGGCGCAGCTTGTGAGCCAGCGCGATCCGCAACGCGAAATAGCGAAGGCCGTTCAGGATCTTGTTACCGAATTGAAAAAGCTTCCTACCCCCAAAGTCATCGCCGACGCCGTCAAGGAAGGGCTTTCTGCGCTCGGCTTCAAAACCGACGACAACGGCTCCAATCTTTTTGGCTTCTGATTATGGATGCGAAGTTCGGCCCAACTCAGGCCCGCCAGTTGGAAAAACTCTGGCGGAAGATGCAGCACATGCGGATCAGCGGTCCGAATGTGCGCGTCACCAACACAGATGAAACATTCACCTGTTATATCGATCCTCCGCCTCCGCAGACCCCGCTTACAAAGATTACCGCTCAGGGTCTGGTGATCCTTTCCATCGGCGCGCCCGGTAGCCGCGGCGCAATGTACAACGTGACCGCTCTCAATCCCCCAACCAGCGACATCCTCACGACCGGCTCAACCCCCGTTGCATCTACGGAGCTTGGCACAGCAGGAGCGACGGGCATGGGAATCAATATTCTAGAGATCGCAGACGGGACGAATAACCTTGCTTCCGGTTCTATCGGCATCGGCTCACTTTTGCATACCAACTCAGACGGTACGCTAATTTACGAATTCATGGCGATTGCCGGTATTAGTTGCTCAGGAGCGTCAGCCTAATGCCACTGATTAAAGAACTTGGCCGAATGCCGCGAGTGTTTCGGCCGATGCGCCGCCAGCCTGCGCGCCGTCAGTCGCGAATTTATCTCCCGCGCCGCAGTGCTCCGCGCATCGGCATCGATCCATCCAAAAAATATCTTATCGATCATTGGACCGGCAAGATATTCAAAGACATGCGGCACACGATCGACGGGGGTACAACCAATCCAAATTACGGCAAGTGGTTTCAGGCTGGGAGCCCATATCAACCGTGCTTCGGCTGTCGATGCTCATGTACCGATTGCACGCTCAGCGCAGATGAATCGATGCCCAGCATCGTGCGCGTTGTTTGGGGCATGAGTGCGGGCTGTGATTGCTTGTTTCTTGGCAATGACGGCAGCGGGAATCTTGTCAATCTTCACTTTCTAGACAGTCCGCTTTTTGGTCCGTTCTATTGCTGCCTTCAACCTCGACCAACCAGCGGCTTGCCCCCTGGTGGACTCTGCACGACCGATTGGACATGCACCAACGATCTAAGTTGCTACACCGATTACCAATATTACAAAACGCCACCGAGCGACGGCTCAGTATTCATCGGTGTCAATTGCGAAACGACAGGAACGCTCGCGACAGACTTGCCATACAACTTGCAAGTTACTTGTCACGTTCAGGCAATTCCAAACGACGGCAGCTCCGATTGTTCGACGGCTACTACAGATTGGCAGGGAACCGTTGTTGTAACGATTCATTCGCCCGGCAACTCGCCTTATGACCAAAATAGCGGCCACGTTGGATGGCCAGACGGCACTGCCGGCGGAGGAAGCTTTACTTGCAACAGCGGACCCCCAAGCTTCACGCCGGGAACCGGGACATGCGGCGCCGGCAATCCTGTATCTGGACACCCAAGCACCTGGAACGGCTTCACAGTTTCCGCGTCTGGCTGTGATCCATGCCTTTGCACGACAACCGATTGGGCCATAGGTCCGCACAACAACGGCGACTTTGGCACGGTGTCGCTAACATCCTGCAATAACTTTTAACCAATGATGCTTACGACAGTTTTTGCCGAAACGCCCGAGTGCAAATCCCGCGGGCATTGCTTTGTCTGCCGCGATTTGGAGCGCGGCCGGAACTTCCGCGCCATGGTTAAACGGGCATGGACGGTACCCGGCAACATCGTCGATTTTGAATGCCCGCACGGGCTGGAATGGGGAGTAAAAAAGAACGATCCGCGCACGCAGCAATTCGACTACAAAGGCCCGCTCTCACCATCCACACGCGCCGCGATCGAGCGACAAAAGCCCGCGCCTTTCACGCCGGCCACACCGCCGGCCGAAATCGTTCCGCTTCTCGGTGCCGATCATCCCGGCGCTGATCGCTGGACGAAATGGAATAATGTGCGGGAGGCTTATCGCCTTGCAATGGCTGATTTTGTCACCCAGCCTTTGCCCGACCTCAAAGGCGAAGGCCGCGGAATCTGCATCCTTGCCGGCGGCAGCTACCTTTGCTCAGGCTACGTAACGGTGCGATTGCTGCGCGAGCACTACGGATGCACCTTGCCCATTGAATGGGTCCACGGGCCGCATGAAATGCCCGACTGGCAGAAAAGGCTATTGGACGGCCTGGACGTCACATTTCTCGAAGCGCCTTGCATCGGTTGGGCCGCCAAGACGTGGGCGATCCTCAATTGCAAATATCGCAAGGTGATTTATCTCGACGCCGACAGTGAACCGCTCGCCGATCCGGCTTTCCTGCTGGACTCCGAGCCGTTCGCAAGGCATGGCGCCATCTTCTGGCCAGACAACTATTTTCTGTCCCCATCGGATATGTCGCGCGACTTGGGGCCCGCTCCGTTCGAGGCTTTGGGTATTCCCTTCCGCGACGAGTGGGCTTTTGAATCTGGCCAAATCGTCATCGATAAAGAGCGATGCCACCGAGCGCTGATGCTGGCCGACTGGATGAACCGCATACATGGTGCGCAATATTATTGGCGTCTATGGTTCGGCGATAAAGAATGCTTCCACATGGCGTGGCGATATCTTGGCTTGGACTACGCCATGCCCGCACATCGATGGGACGCGGGATTTCCCAGCTTGCTCCAACATGATCCAACCACCACGGAGAAGCGATATATCTTCTCCCACAACTGTCCCGGTAAGCGAGCCATCACGTGCAGTGGATGGAAGGCATGGACGCGCAAGCCCGCGAAGGACCCGGCCCATATGCCGCCGCACGAGGCGATTGCAGAAAGCTACGTCTCGGATCTTCAAAAGCACTGGGATGCGACGCGGCCGCGCTTCCATGCTCTAACCGTTTGCGTGGACTTCGGCGACCGCTTGGCAGAGACGTTGCGACACAATCGCCGATACTTTGACAGCTACACCGTCGTCACCATCGCCCGCGACACCGAAACGCAGGAAGTCTGCGCCAAGCACGATGTTCGCGTGGTCTTGACGGATAAGCTCTACCTCAACGGCTCGAGATTCGATAAGGGCGCGGCGATCAATGACGGTCTGCGCCTGCTCTATGCGGAGCACTCCGGCGATTGGCTGGTGCACATTGACGCCGACATGATTATGCCCGCGCACCTCGCGGCCAAGCTCTGCGAGACGGACCTACAGGCCGACGCGATTCATGGCATGCGCCGGGAAGGTCATTCGAGCGAGGAAAAATACGTTCAACCGATTAGCGGATTTTTCCAATGCTGGCACGCATCACAGCAGCGGTTTTATAGAGAAGCTCTGCCGGACGCTGGCCACTCCGATATTCATTTCCGCGATCAATGGCCGCAGGACAAGCAAATTACACTGGACTTGACCGCCCATCACCTTGGCGAGCCGGGAGTAGACTGGCGGGGGCGAGTGTCGCCGCGGATGGATGCGCCGCAAGAACCGTTCGACGGCCCGGCAGTTTGGGCGGAGCTCAGCGCGCTGCCATTGCTGCCGGACCTGTCGATAGTGCGGCAACGCGTGAATGAGATCGTGGCGAAGCTTCCCCGCTTTAGTTGCTCATGCCAGCCCGGCGCCGTGAAGTATCTGGCAGCCAATCCAATCGACATTTCCAGCCCGCTCGCACTGGCGCGATATATCTGGCAATGGCACAACAGCGTAAACAGAAAATTGCACAAGCCCGAAAAGGCGTGGGAGCCAGCAGCTGCGCAGCACGGTTGGGATAAGCTGCCGGAGTATTCGGCAGCGGCATGAGCCTCAAGCGATCCGTCAATCCTCTTTTGCACAGCACCGGCGCCGGCGCGATTGAAGACCAGCTGCGCCGGCTTCCGCATTTGAAGGGAGATCAGCGCCACGTCATACGCCACGTTCGGCGGGACTTCCGCGACGTGCGGAAAATGACCGACGCCGCCGACGCCATCGACCACATACCGTGGGCCGATGAAGCGATCCACCTTGCAGTATCAGGGCGCTTTGCCTTGTGGCATATTGTGCCCGCAGTGCTGAAGCTTTCTGGCGTTCAGATTGACGAGCTCATTATCGCCACGCTGGGGTTCTCAAAACGCAATATCAGCGCCCTTTGCGAGATGCTGGACGATGGCCAGATCAAGCGCGTTTATCTGCTGGCCAGCCACTACTTCAAAGGCACGTCGAACGATATTTACAGCCACGCAGAGAAGCTTTTCGCTGATCGACCGGGCAAGGCGTCGTTTGCGAGTCTCAGGACGCACGCCAAGCTACTTCTATTCCGCCTGTCGGATATGCGCACCATCACCGTTGAATCGTCCGCGAATCTCCGCAGTTGCAAGAATATCGAGCAAATGACGCTGATCGGCGACCCAGGCTTGCACGCGTTCCATCGCGGCTGGATTCTCGACTTGTTCAATAGCGCTAAATGAATCCTTTCGATGATCTTGCTCTTTTCTGCGGCGACTGCCTCGCCGAAATGTCGCGCATCGCCGATGGGTCGATTGACCTGATCGCGTGCGACCTGCCCTACGGAGTGACCGCCTGCAAATGGGATTCGGTCATCCCGTTTGAGCCGCTATGGGCGCATTACAAAAGGATCATCAAGCCGCGAGGAGCGATTGTGCTGACGGCAAGCCAGCCGTTTACATCGGCGCTGGTAATGAGCAATCCGAAGTGGTTTAGGCATGAATGGATTTGGATAAAGCAGAAGGGATCGAACTTCGCGAATACGTCCCGTGAGCCGCTAAAAGAGCATGAACAGGTTCTGGTCTTTGCCAACGGCAGATGGACATACAACAAGCAGATGCAAGATCGCGCTCCATCCGGTGCCGCGCGGATCAAGTATGAGGTAACGCAATTCACGACCTCGGAAAACTACGGAAAAATGCGATCAAGTAGGGGGTTTCTGAAAGAAAAGAGGGTTCCGTCGTCTTGGCAAAAGTTTATCACCGAATCCGGCTCGCATCCCACGCAAAAGCCCGTCGCCCTTTTTGAATATTTAATCCGTACCTACACCAACGAGGGCGATTTAGTGTTAGACAACACGATGGGCAGCGGCACAACCGGCGTGGCATGCGTCAACACTGGCCGTCGATTCATCGGAATTGAGAAAGACGCGAGCTATTTCAAGATCGCACAGCAACGCATCACGCAAGCGCAGCTCGCGGCCAACAACAGGATCAAACAACCGGTATGAATCGCCGCGCCAAATCCACCGAACTTGCGACCGTTCCGGATCTTCCGGCAGATCGGGTCAACCAGGTCTTTAATTGGATCATCGCCGGCGGGTCCGAGCACGACATCACCGATGCCATCGCCCAAACGTGGGAAGATGCCAAGGCAATGCCCCTGATCGTCGCGGCCATGCAGCGTATCGCTAAATCCGCCGATGCCGAGCCGGATGTAATTCGAGGCTGGTGTATCGAGGCGACACGCCACGTCTACCAAAAGGCAATCGAGGTCGGCGACTTGGCCACGGCGCTAAGGGCGGTGAAGCAGTTGCAGGGCATGGCGAGCGGATAGCCTACTTACCATCGTCGATTTGCTTTTGAATCTCAGCCGCCCGAGCGTTTGCAGCGTCAGTCTCTTTGCGCATTTGGTCCCAAACCTCACGGGATGCTTTTATTGCCTGAAAATTTGTCTGGCGAAACTCCGCCCGCTCCGCGTCCAACTGGCGCTGATATTGAGCTTTTTCCTTTTCTTCTCTATCGAGCTTGAACCAGACGACCGCAGCGACCACGCAGAGCAGGACTAACACCATGATCGTCCAAGGTGAAACCTTTCTGCGCACGGATGGAGGCGGGGAATCAGGACCCGAGGAATAGGGCAAGACTGGTTTAGGGTCATCGGGCATTGTGGCCAAAGTAATACTATCGCCCTTGATCCGCCAGCAACCGCCCCACCGCCGGGTCCGGCTGTGAAAGCTTTTCGTCCTGCGCCTGCCAGTGGGCCAGCATGCCGCTGCCGACGACCTGCAGGACGATCAGCATCGCCAAGGCAGCAATGATGAACCGGAGTAAAGAACGATCGTTGATCATGATAAGGCCGTGGCAGATACATTACCGTCCAGAGCCGTCCAGAATAACCCCCCGCCGTCCAGTAAAAAACCGCTATCGATTGCGCTCGTTTGCTAAGTATTGCAAAAGGTCCAAAAGTGAGTTATACACTACAAAACAAGGGTATTTTTCGCTTTTGTCAGAGCGGGATAAATCATTTTCCCAAGGCTGACGTCGTGGGTTCGAATCCCATCGCCCGCTTTTTTTCCCCTCCCATAAATGATTGCGCTCAGGGCAAGACTCTGATGTTTGTTGCATCGAAGACCCTCCAGGGGCACTGAGCGCAAGTCACCGCCTTGATCAACCAAGGTGCGCCAATCGTCCTTCTTACGCTGCGATTGCTCACCGCGCTATGAGACGCGCCCCAAAAAGGGGTGGTTAAAGCGATGAGGGCGCCGCTGCGCGTCGGCGGTCAATCGTTAAGCAAACTCGCACCTGCAGCGCGTTCCGCGCCCGCTTACTCGTCCCCTTTCGGCGAATTCGATTCCACGAATTCCTTCACGTCATCATGGAGTTTCGCCCGAGAATTCTTCTCGATGTACATCATGTGGCCTGACTCGTAGTAGGCCCATTTGATGTCCTTCTGCCGATCGGGATGGATTCCCATGTGATTCAGCGTGTATTGGGCGCTGAAAAAGGGAGTGGCCAGGTCGAAGTAGGATGCACACACCAGCACCTTCAGATGCGCGTTCTGGGTGAAGGCGGATTGCAGCAGGGACGTCGTCTCGGCGTAGCTGTTGGGCCGGCCGAAGTCCCATGGCATGATGCCGCCGCCGAGGGCGTAATAAGTTTCGTCCGTCTGATATTTCAGATCTGAATGGACGTAGTGAAGGAATGCCGAGGTGAACGGCGCCTTGACGGCAGCCTCCGACGGATCGTTCTCAGCCACTTCGCCCGCATCCATTGGCGAAGGTCCGGTGATGCGCCCGTCATATCGGCCAATGGTCAAGCGCTCATCGCGCAGCAATTCGCGCGTGAAGTGGCCGACGTCGATCCGAAGATTGCTTTCGTCCACATATTTCGTTGAAAGACCTGTGAGCCGGGCGGTCGTCTTGATCGCGGCGTCGCGCTCTTCCTTGCTGAGGGCATCTCCCTTGTTCAGGGCTTCGATGTATCCACCCATCGCCCATTTTTCCGATTCGCGAAGCGCCCCTTGCAGATCCTTCTGTAAATCTTCGTCGAGCTTCTTGTGATACCACGCATCGGCCGTGAACGTCGGCAGGAGCAGCGCGTTGGCGATGGGGTTGCGCTCGTTCGTGCGAACGACGCCATAGTCGAGAATCGTCGAGATCAGCACAATCCCGTTGACGGCAAACCCCGAGTTGAGCAACGTGCCGGCCAGTCCTGCGGCACGGAAGGTGCCGTAGCTTTCGCCCGCGATAAACAGCGGCGAAAGAAAGCGGTCATTGCGCGTGAGATACATG